AATATAAAATTATTTCCGTCAAAATCGTATACAATCATCTAATCTCCTCCTTAATTTCCAGAAACAAATCTAACATATCCAATTTCCACGCTTTCACCATTATCTAATCCGCCGATTCCTATTGACAATTTTACGTAATTTGCATTTACTGGCACATTTTTGATTTGTGAAAAATAACTACCAATTTTAGTTAAATCTGACGTTTGAATGGAAACTGCCAGATTATCCGTAAATATTGCTTTATCAGAATAATCATAGAATGTTACTACATACTTGTATGTTCTAATGTCTTTGGTATTAATTTTAGCTAAACTATATACATAGTATTGATTGCTATCATCAACGTTAATTTTCTGTGGGAAAGATATAGTTGTCCATCCCAAGTTATCAGTCCCATCAGTAGGACGTTTATATATGATTGAACCAGAAAGGTCAAATCCATTAAAACTATATTCAGGATCTCCTTTAGGCAAGAGTTTCACGTTTGAGTTTGAATGTTCATATGCAATGCTTGATAATCTTGAACCATATGCTAGTTGATTTTCACGTTCAGATATAACAACCGGTTTTGCGTTTCTGCCTGAAGATATGTTTCTAGATGAACTGATCATAACGTTCTCGTCAATTAATTTGTTCAAAAGTTGGCCGTTGCCTAACGTTTTATCAGAATTTTTATCAGAAATAATAAGATATGGATTATTTAAATGTAAAGTTAGTCTACCTACAAATTGCGTACTTTCTGCATTTTTATGAACCAAAATAGTTGGTGATGACAAAGTCATACTAGCCATATAAGTTTGGTGTGTTAGTGCAAGTGAACCGTCATATATCCTATCGTTGCCTTCTATATTTCCACCGATAATATTAATATTATTGTTAGCATATTCACATCCTTTTAGCGCAACTTTATTAAAATTGAATGCGCATCCAAAGAAATTAATATCTGCTCCACCGTATTGCATATCTATCCCTATATCGCCATTGGAAAAAATGGAATTTGAGAAATTAATAGATTCTCCTGAATTTGCACTTGAAAAATCATCTCTATCAGTATTTCCAATTTGAACATTTGTTATATTTTTGGAAATATTTAAATTTTCAAAACTTAAAAGAAATAAGTTTATTGGATTCATCATGACTCCTACTTTAAAGTTACTGATATTAATTTTTCTTAAAGCAGATCTTGCAAAATTGTTCCAATTGTTGAAAGTAGAATTTTCGACCGATCTATATCCAATCTCCATGCCTGTTGATTGCTTGTTGTTTCCTAGTAGGTTTAGAACACCACTATCATCACTAATTAAGGTTCTTTGCCAAGTTTGACTACCCCATAATTCTGATTTTGAATTTAACATATCTGTTGGAGTATTTGACGGCCAATCAATCCATAACAAAGGTTTATCATCATCAGATAATTTTGATACCAAATGAACTATCCCAATAGGTTTAACCGTAATATAAGGTGGTAATGTTATTGTATCTGATATTAGATACTTTCCTTCAGGGATAATAATAGTTGATGATACGTTTCCGAAATTTTCAACCACATAATCGAATGTTTGCTTAAATGCATCAGTATCATCAACTTCCCCATCACCTTTTGCACCAAACCATTTAACATTAATACCTCTATTGTTAAATTCATTTTGAGTTTTAGAAATAAGGTTATCGCCTTCAGATTTAAATTCAGATAAGTTACCTAAAATTTTGGCAAAATTATTTTTAAATTCTTCAGCTTCGCCTTGAGTGAAAAGTCCATCTTGCTTAATCTTATCATTCAACGCCTCTAATGCTGTTTTAGCGGTATTCAACTCACTTAAAGTAGCTGTATTAGTTTGATTTAAAGTAGTCATTAAATCAGTGATTTCATTGATTTTTTCATCAACAATTTTCTTCAACTCAGCTACGTTTTTAGTTTCTGTTTCTTTGATTGTATTAAACAAATCATCTAACGGACTGATATAATCTCTAGCCACCATACCAGTAACAACCATATCAGCCAATACTTCAAACTTGAATTCAAGCGTTGCTATATTGCGATAATCTTTCACAACTCGGAAAAATGCTTGCTTATATTGACCTGCTACACTAAAGGCTTGTGCAGGCATGTCAAAACGGAACTTTCCTGTTGTTGGATCTTCGTAAAATACAACATGAGAGTTATCCAAAATCTTGTGTTCATTATCTGGTAAAATTCCTTCAAACAACACATTAGCTCCTGTTAAGTCATAAGCAGAACCGTCTTCGTTAGTGATTTCCACAAAAACTTGTCTTAGGCTGTCTTCATATTGCCTAGCTTGTACCCAGTTAGATTTATCATAGTCAGGCGTAAATGTATTACCACTTTTAGCTTCCAATACCGTTAAAGGTCTGTAATCTTTGCCGATTACGTATTTTAATGTTTGTGCCAACTAAATCACACCTTTCTCAATCAAAATTTTAGTTACTACATTTTCAATCGTTTCTTCATCAGTACCTAAAGTTACACGCTTTAATCTAGCTTTCCAGTCCTTATCTAAAGCGTCTGTTTTATCATCCAATCGCTTAATTTCATTATTAAAATCATGCAAATTAGCTTTGTTATCTAATTTTGTTTCAATCTCATCATTATTGCCATTAACGACACGCTGAATTTGATTAAAATTAGCAACCGCTGCGTTATACTGAACTCTATCAGTTAAACCAACATCATCAAGGTTCAGATGTTCCATCACTACCACCTAACTTTCTTTCTATTTCATCTAGCCTATCATTAATCTTTTCAAGTTGTTCTTTAGTAACAATAGGGTTTCTAGTATCTGTTTTATCATCAAATAGCACACTCTCAATTGATGTTATTCTGATATCTAACTTTTGTAGACCTTTTGTTAATTTATCTATCCATTCCCAAATATTCATATCTAGCCTCCAACAAAATCATTGAGCCACGTTTTTAGTTGCTGATTCCCACCAAATTCATTAAAACTATTAGAGTTATTAATTGCTTCATTCGTGGAACTCTTTAATTCAGATATAGCTTTATTAAATTGTTTCTGCCTTGAATTTTGATAATCAAGGATATTTTGAACATTAGAATTCAGCATGATTGACGTTGGATTATCAACTGGATATGAATATGGATACCAGGTAAAACCAGTCAAAGTAAAATTAGTTGATATATCCTGTGATTTAATCATGACATGAACTACATCTCCTGCTATTGGTCTAACACCAGTAGTAGTTGTTACATCAATAGATAATGACGGATTAGGTTGCAATTTAGTCTTAACATACTCAATCATTGCGTTCTTGTCCTTAAATCTACCATCTTCAATTGGTTCTGCTGGATGTTCACCATATTTCTTGATAGATTCTTCATCACGATACATAAAAGGTGCAAAGTAATAGTATTCTTGCGTATTTGAGTTTGAGTTAGTTTCTGATGATGTTTCAGTGTCAGTATCGCTAGGACCATTCTTAATTAATTCTAGCGGGTCTAACCAAGTTCCATCATTAGTAAATGACTTACCAACCGCAACATTAAAATCAGCTTTAGTTACTCCAACATGCAAATGATTCGTATCACGATAACCAATTACATCACCAACTTTAACCGTGTCTCCTACATTAACTATAATATTGCTAGCACTTGAAAATGCTTCTTGATAAACAACATTGTATCCACCACCAGAAATAACAACATAATTACCAAGTCCACCCATATAAGACTTGATTGTAACTTTTCCACCATGAATAGCATGTACTTCACGTCCTGGATGATCTACTGAGCCAAAATCCAACCCATCATGAAAGCCGTTTTGACGATATCCACCGTCATTACCAAATCTTTGAGCTTGCATAAAATTACCTTCACCAACATCAGGAAAAGGCCAACCCCAACCGCCACTTGTTGTAGTAGTTGTTGTGGTAGTAGTGGTTTCTGTTGTGGTTTCAACATAATATTTTCCGCCAATACAATAGACCATATTAGTAAGTGATGTTGAATCAGTACTGAATTTAATCTCACTTGCATTATTCAAGTAATCTATTCTATTACCACGATTTAGGTTAAACTGGTCTGCTGAATATACTCTAATTTTTCGATTATCTGGATATATAATTGCATTATCCCAAGTATCAGAAATCTTAGATAACATATCAGCCCCAGTTCCGTCTTGTAGTTCTTCTAATTCTTTTTTCTCAAAGCTACCAATCACTTCATAGGTAAAACCAAGTTTATTATCTTTTAACCAATGGTCTAGCACATCTTGAATTGAATAAGTAACTTGATTTTGATTATCCTGTTGTGTTTCATCAGTGGTTTTAGTTGTTACTTTAGTTGTTGTATTACCTTCTGTTTTCTCGCTTGTGTCTGTTTTAGCATTATCGCCATCATCAGATTTAGCAGAATCAGTGTTATCCTTTAGAACTTTAACGTCTGTTTGTTTATCCTTGTCTGTTGGGTCAACATATTCTTTATACTTTCTTATTTTTTGTACTTCAAAATAAACATGAGTAGCTGTTACTTGAACACTATCTAAACCACTAGATGAGTCATCAGCTACTTGCTTGATAATATATTCTTGATTATCCAAAAAAATAGAAGCTTCACTTTCCAACATTTGATAAGCTAAACTTCCGTCATTATATGCAGTTAATTGTAAGCTCCAAGTCTGATTTAATTCCCATTGAATTTGTACAGACTTAGGGTCAAATAAATTCAAGGGTTCTTTTTCAGCACGATTAACCCCTTGAACTAAAATCTTGCCTTGAAACATTAGATATAAATAAATGGAAAACTGAATGTGATATCGTTGCTATTCGTGCCACTAACAACAATATCATTCCATCCAGTATTTAACACAATATGACCGTAATTTGTGTTCACTGTTGCTGGGTTTCCATTAACAGTTGTTACGATTCCGTCTAATAAAACAGTTTCACTACCATTAGATGATTTATTATAACTCCAGCTAGTTCCATTAGTTGTATTAGTGATTTTTAAAGAACTACCACTAAACTTACTGATGATTTTTAAATCGTGTTTGCCAAGATAAGGGTCGATTGGTATATCACTAGGGTTGTAAACTCTAAAGGATTTATCTGAGAATCTATATGAGCAATCATTATCAGTCAAGTTTTGTCCATATGACCATACTTTTAAACCATTTGAATCAACTTCATCTGACCTATATAGACTGTATTTCATCCCACTAGGATTATCGAATGGAATAGTAAAAGTAACCCAATTTGATCCTTTATCGTCAGGACTAATTGTAAATGAAGATGTTCTAACATATCTCACCAATTGACTATTTATTTCTTCCCTAATTCTAAATAGCCCTTTTTGCATGAAAGTTCTCATAACATCATGCTTTGCCAATATATAATCTTGCCAAGTAGAAAAATACAGTAGAAACTCACAATTAACAACGGTAGGGTTATAGGTAGAATAATTCCATAACTCACCGTCTTGTGCGGGATTAGATTGATAAGTATTAGTTATCGCTGGATTTTCATCTAAACTAAGTAATTCTACATGCTGAGTGATATCAGACAATCTCATTTCTTTCCCATTATATGGTTTAATATAGAATTCGTTCAAAATATCACTCCTTTCTAAAATGTTTGATAGTTAATCAATTTTTGATCTATTGCTTGTTGCTTATACAATTTATTTTTATCAAATCCACTCTCTCGAATAGCTTTGATTTGTTGACTGTTTAACCCCAGTAGTTGGCTAAACATCGCTAATAACGAATCAAATTTATCATTTAATTCTTTTATATCTCTATTATCACGATTTATTGAATGTCCTGGATCTTGCTTAGTAAATTCAGAAGTCAATTCATGCATAAGTTGCCAAGCTCTAGGACGCT